GGGCGGTAATGGCGGCGAAGAAATCGAAGATGGAAAAGGTGATGGGCGAATATAAGCGCGGCACTTTGAAGTCGTCGTCCGGTAAGAAGGTGACGTCCCGTAAGCAGGCTATTGCTATCGGTATGTCTGAAACTCAACGAGCAAAGCGAGGCAAGAAGCGATGATGTACGGCGGCGAGTATATGAAGAAGGACAAGCACGAGAAGAAGCATGAGGAGTCGGAAGACGAGGGCGAGAAGTACCGTGAGTACGGTTGCGCCGGTCCGTCTACCACGCTTTCGCAGATTCTTGCTACTGACAAAAAGCGCAAGTGACGACAGCAGGAACGCTTGTTGACCGTACCGTACAGAACCTTCTGGCGGGAACGGTAGAGGAACGCAACAAACTTGCGTCGTCCGTCAACGCCTCCGTTACATCCATCCCCGTCACATATTCACTCAACTCGCTTGCCGAGCAGACCGTGTTTGAGTGCGAGTCAGAACTCATGTATGTATGGGCAGTAGACGTCGCCAACAAGACGTTGACCGTCGAGCGTGGATTCGGCGGAACAACCGCCGCATCCCACAGCGCAGGCGCAATCGTGACTGTCTCCCCGAAGTTCCCCCGCTGGCAGGTTCTTCAAGCGTTGAACGACGAACTCGCCGATCTGTCGTCGCCGATGAACGGCCTATATCAGGTCAAGACAGTTGACCTGTCGTACAACGGTTCCGACCGCTCCATCGATCTTGCTGGCGTTACCACTCTGATTGATTTGTATGACGTGCGTTGGCGGTTCCAGTCTGACGATTATCCGTCGGTGCGTGGTTTCCGTTTGATGCGGAATATGCCGACCACAGATTTCCCGTCTGGCTATGCGCTCGTGTTTGACGAGTCGCTTCTGTCTGGCGATGTTCGTGTCATCTACAAGGATGCGTATTCGGCGTTCACGTCTGAGGCGTCCACGCTTGCGTCTACTGGGGCTGGCACACAACTTGCTGATCTTCTTGTGTTGGGCGCACAGATTCGTTTGATGGCTCCGCGTGAAATCAAGCGTAACTTTACGGAGGCTCAGGGCGACACTCGCCGCGCTGATGAGGTTCCGGCTGGTGCGGTCAACGCTTCGATCACAAACCTGTTGCGGATGCGGCGTGACCGTATTCAGGCTGAGGCCGCACGTTTGGCGAGACAGTATCCGCTTCGTATCAGGAAGTAGCAGATGGCTACTACTGGCCTGATTGATTTCACCACCCAATACACGGGCGGTCCGTCGTTTTATACGGGTACCGGTTCGTCGTCGCTTGTTCCGCACGTCTATCCGCTCGCTATCGCCGGTCGCCCCTACATGGTGGATCAGAAGTCGGGTCGGTTCGGTCGGGCGTTTGAGGCGCGTGTCCGCGAATCGGTTGACCAGAACAATCTGCCGGGTGAGGCGACAATCAACCCTCAGGGTTTGTGGCGTCGCGCCCAATCGTCATGGCATAAGGGTTCCAGCCAACAGTATGCCGATACTGCTGATGCGTTGGATTACCGGTTTTATACGTCGAAGAATCTTGATCCGTGGACAAAAGGTGAACTGAAACTTCTTCCTACGGTCAGCAAGGTGTACAACTCAACGAATACGAATGTGCGTATTTGTGCCGCTGATGGCCGCCTGTATCTGTCGGATGGGCAGACGTTGAAGTACACCACCGATCTGTCTACTTATACGACGGTGACGGGTACGCCTGCGGCAACGATCAACGGCTTGACGACCGACGGGTTCAACGTGTGGATTTCGTTCTCCGGTAACGGCATCTACAAGACCGATACTTCAACGTCGGCGGCGGCGTCCTATAACACGGGTCACGACTGGAACCAGTTACAGTATGTCAAGGGTCGATTGATGGCGTTCGGTACCGGCACCGACAGTTACAAACTGTGGAATATCACCGCATCCGGCAACAACCCGGCTGTCCTGTATACGCATCCGAACACCAAGTTCAACTGGGTGGGTGCCGCAGGCGGCCAGCAACACATCTATGTCGGCGGCTATGCCGGTGGTGTCTCCCTGATCTACCGCACCGCTATCAAGGCTGATGGCACGTCGCTTGATATTCCGACCCAGGCCGCTGAACTTCCGCAAGGTGAGGTGCTTCACGCCCTCTACGGCTACCTGTCGTACATTGTTGCTGGCACCAGCAAAGGCATCCGGTTCTGCACCTCGGACGGTGACGGAAACCTGGTTGTCGGACCAGTCCTCGAAACCACCACATCGGTTTACGCGGCGTGTGGCGACGGACGGTACATCTGGTACGGCTGGTCAAACTTTGATGGCACCTCCACCGGTCTTGGCCGCATGGATATCTCCGAACTGAACGGCGTCAACGAACCCGCTTATGCCTCGGACCTGATGGCAACCGCCCAGGGCGACGTACTGGGGATCGTGAACTGGGACGGCAAACGCCTATTCTCCGTCTCAGGCCAGGGGTTGTATTACCAGTCATCGGATCTGTGTGCTGACGGCTATATGGAGACAGGGACATGGCGGTGGGGTATCCCTGACCGCAAGTTTGTCCCCAGGTTTGACACCCGAACCAAGCCTCTCGCCGGGACAATCACCTCAGCGTTCGCTTTCGATGGCGGCTCTTACACCAGCCTACCTGCGGTTGACAAGTCTGGGACTACGGATGTTACGACGGTCGGCCCTGAGACAGGTTTCTCTGATCTGGCTATCAAGTTGACGTTCACCCGGTCGGCTACGACAGCGACCAGCGGACCGACTTTGACCAGGTGGCAGGCCCGCGCCTATGCCGCCCCAATCCGTGCCAGGGTGTTCTCTGTGCCGGTGTTGCTACATAAGAAGATTCGTGTCCACAACCGCGAACTACCGATGGATGTGCCGATGGAGTTGGCGTTTCTGGAAGGGCTGGTCAACGACGCCAGCATCGTCTCCTACCAGGAAGGCCATGACTCCTACAACGTGGTTGTGGAAAATGTAGAATGGATACCGCTAGACTCAACCAATTCCAACTGGGAATGGGAGGGTACGGCGGTGGTTACCCTTCGTTCGATCGCAGACTAAAGGACTGAGATGCCCGGTTTTACACGCAGAAAATATGCTGGTGGTGCGGTCGCTACGACCATCACCGGGACGATCAACGCCTCGGCTACATCAATTACGATTGCCGCCTATACGGGTTGGCCGAACGGTTCCGACCCGTTCTATGTGGTCATTGATCCGGGTACCGCCGCCGAGGAAAAGGTGCTGGTTACCCGCACGGGGTCTACTGATACGACGCTGAATGTGGTGGCGTCGGGTCGTGGCGTGGACGGGACCACCGCCGCCAGCCACTCGTCCGGTGCCGCCATCTATCCGGTGTTCACTGCTACCGACGCAGATGAGGCGAATACGGTTGCTTCGACGTTGACGACGAAGGGTGATTTGCTGACGCATACCGGGTCGGCTCACGCTCGTACTGGTGTCGGCGCGAACAATACGTTATTGGTTGCTGATTCGGCTCAGACGAATGGCATCAAGTGGTCGGCCACCCTGTCTGGTTTGACGTTGACCTCCCCGGTGATTTCTACGATTTCGAATACGGGTACGGTGACGTTGCCGACTTCGACGGACACGTTGGTTGGTCGGGCGACGACTGATACGTTGACGAATAAGACGTTGACCAGCCCGAATATCAATGGGGCGATTCTTGATCGTACCGAGGAAAACTGGAACATTGTCGCATCAGCCGCGACTGGCACGATCAACTTTGATGTGTTGACGGCAAGTATCTGGTATTACACCAGTAACGCTACGGCGAACCATACGATCAATGTGCGTGGCGACGGGTCTACAACCCTGTCGTCGTTGTTGGCTGTGGGTGATTCGATTACGGTAGTGTGGGCCAACACGAACGGCACGACCGCCTACTACCCGTCGGCGTTTCAGGTTGATGGTTCGGCGGTTACCCCAAAGTGGCAGGGCGGCACGGCTCCGACTGCTGGTAATGCTTCGGCTATTGACGTGTATTCGTATGTGATTGTGAAGACTGCGGCAACTCCGACGTATACGGTGTTTGCTTCTCAGACTCAGTTCAAGTGAGGTTTGGCTGATGCCTGTTTTGGGTACTCGTGGTGGTGGTTCGGCTCGCGGTTACGGTTTGACGAGTGTTGGCGGGCCTTCATTTAGTTTGACGTGGAGTCCCGGTCCTGCCGGTTCGTCGTTCACTACTGGTTCGTATACGGGTGTTGATTTCACGGCGTCTGCGACGGTGACCATTACTGGCGGCAATAAAGACATTGAGTATGTTGTTGTTGCTGGTGGTGGTAAAGGTGGTTACGGTAATGGGGAATCAACACCCCAATGGTCCGGCGGTGGCGGTGGCGGCGCAGGAGGTTACCGAGACGGAACTCTCACATCCGTTGCACCCGGACCTTACACTGTAACAGTTGGCGGCGGCGGGTCAAACTCTGTGTTTTCAACAATTACATCTACTGCTGGTGGCAAGGGGGGGAATGTTGCTAGTAGCAACACCTCGGGAGATTCAGGTGGGTCCGGTGGAGGTTGTGGCGGGCATATCAGCGGAGTTCAAAACGGAACTGGGGGGGCTGGCAATACGCCCCCAACATCTCCGTCGCAGGGGAACAGCGGTGGGGGTGGAGGGAATGGTTCTAGGGGTCCAATCCCGGGTGGCGGAATACCCAGACAAGGTGGTGGTGGCGGTGGTGGTGGTGCAGGCGCGGCAGGCACAGCGGGCGGGAATGGGCCAGGCGGTGCAGGCGGGAACGGGGGAAGCGGAATCACAACCACAATAACTGGGACACCCATAACGCTTGCTGGTGGAGGTGCCGGTAGCAGGGCTTTGAGTGGAAGCAACGGATCATCTGGTCCGGGCGGCGGTGGCGCGGTAAATGCAAATGGGTCAGCAAATACCGGTGGTGGCGCAGGCGCGAATGATAACACTTCAGTCCCATCGGTAGACACTCTTGGTGGTTCTGGCCGAGTAATTATTAGGTGGTTGACGTAATGGCGCACTTCGCAGAACTAGACGTAAACAACATTGTTACCCGAGTAATAGTCATTAGCAACGACGATCTCAAAGACGACAACGGCAACGAGATCGAAGCCCTCGGTGTTACCGTCTGCCACAACATCTTCGGCCCAGAAACAACCTGGGTTCAAACGTCATATAACAGCAACTTTCGTAAGAAGTACGCCGGTACCGGCGACAAGTATGAGCCAACTGCCGATTTGTTTTACAGTCCGAACAGTCCGTATCCGTCGTGGACATTGGATGCCAACTATGACTGGCAACCACCGACACCGAAACCAGCAGACGGCAAACTTTACGAATGGGATGAAACAACCCTCGCATGGGTTGAGGTAGTGTTACCTGAGGAATAAACCTCAGGAGGAACCGTGGCCCGCTACACGACCCGACCGGTCGTCATCAAAGAACTGTTTGACACAGCAACGTATCGAACCATTCTTGATTTTATGGAACAGATCGTTCCGATCATGCCGAAAGACGTTGACCCGACAGGGTTCAATCGTACTTACGCACACAATGTTCCGTTCTTTCAGAATATCCACCACCAACTGACGGACTACGCTTCCGACCTATTCGGCGAGAAAGTAAAACCGTCCTACGTTTTCCTGTCCATGTACAACAAGGGCGGCCAATGCCCACTCCACATCGACCGCCCCCAATGCCGATACACGATCGATTATCTGATCCGGCAGGAACAGAAGACGCCGTGGCCTATCGCTATCGGACCGTCAATGACCGACACAGAACGCGACGCCATTGAACATCCTCATCCCGAAGGTGTCCAGATCAAAGAGGTCATCAAGACCGTCGATTGGACCGAGGCGCATCTCAATCCAAACGATGCCGTATGCTACTCAGGCACAAACGCATGGCATTATCGGCCCACCAAATCAAAAGGTAAAGCCGACCTCGTGTTCTTTCACTTCGTACCGGAGAAATTCAATGGCTCGCTCAACTGACAAACCAAAGATCGAACTCCCCAAGATTGAGACGCCTGACCCGACGCGAGGTGCTGGTGGTTGGCCGCTGTTCGTTGACCATGTTGAAGAATGGGCGTGGCGTAAAGGCGTGTTCAACGAAGCCGAATTGGATGCGATCATTGAGTTGGGCAAGCAAACCGAACTGGTGAAAGCGTCCACATTCGGCCCACAGGACGACAAGAACCGCAACTCATTCGTCAGTTTCCTGTTCCCGCACGGCACAACCAACTGGATTTTTCAGCGGCTTGCCGGAGCAATCACCGAAATCAACAACACGTTCTTCCAGTTTGATCTTCACGGCATGGATCAAGGGTTACAGTTCACCCGTTACACCGCACCCGGCCAACACTATGACTGGCATAAAGACTCTGGATTCGGGACTGCGACCCGCAAACTGTCGGTATCTATCCAACTGTCCGACCCGAAGGACTACAAGGGCGGCGACCTCCAAATGAAGTTTGGGCGTACCGATACCATCGTCCCCCGCGAACGAGGAATGGTCACCTTCTTTCCGTCGTACACCCTGCATCGAGTCAAGCCGGTTACCCAGGGAACCAGGTACAGCCTGGTCGCTTGGATTAGCGGCCCTCCGTTCAAGTAAACTAGACGGGTGAAGTATCTCGGCTGGCTGGCACTCGCGCTCCTCGCGCTCGTCGGCCTGATCGCCTACAACTCGTACAGTCTGCTGAAAGAAATGGATGCCCTATGACCCGCCCCTACACCGGATTCGACAAACGAGGAACCGGAACCAAACCCGGACTCAAAGTATTGGTAGACACCATCTTGTTCCTGAATGGTGGCAAGGTCACGAACCTGGGGACGTGGATGGTGCGTGACATGAAAGGCAAACCGGGCAAGCAGTCGGTTCATGGGACTGGGCGGGCCGCCGATCTCGGATGGCGTGACCGTGCTGTGATTGAACCGGTTATTGATTGGCTGGTCAAAAACGCTGATCAGTTCGGTGTCGAGTATGTCGCCGACTATTTCCCTCGTCCTGGCGGACGGGGCTGGCGGTGTGATCGGGCTGGCTGGCTGACCTACCCGAAAGGCCGGATTGCGGGTGCGCCCGGTGGCCGATGGATTCATATTGAGATCAGCCCCGCTATGGCCGACAATCCGGAGGCTATGACCGAGGCGATCAAGCGTTCGTTGACGGTGTAGATAGTCTACAATAGTGTCATGAAGTCGCTTGCCGCCCGCCTCACCGCCCTTGCCGTCTACAACCTGACCACGATTGTTGGTGCGTCCGCCTTGCTTGGCGGGGCAGAATTGTGGAAGGCTGTTGCTGTCGCTGGGGCCAACACTTTGCCGGTCGTGGCGATGCTCGCTAAGGCGTACTATACGGACGGAAAGATCACGAAGTCCGAAGAAGATATCGCTTTCGGCGCAGGAAAGTAGTTGATGTGGAAGCGGTATGGGTTCCGTTGGCTGTCGCCCTGATTGGGGGGCCGGTCATGTGGTTCCTGTCCCGGTTTGATCGTCGTAACACGGCACAGCATGGCGAGAATCAGGCTGTCTTGTTGCGTATCGAAGACAAGGTTGATCGGGTTGATGCGAAGGTGGACAAGGTGGACGACCGGTTGGACGGCCACATCACCTGGCATATCGAAAACGGTAAGTAGATTTATCCCCTGACCTGGGGTTTTGTGAGGGTGCTTGACAATGAGCGAGAGTGTTAGTCAACTTATCCCTGAAATCGTGGGGTATCTCAGTAGAGTAAACCCGCGAGGCCAGCAGGATGCAGACAACCTGCATCAGTTGATTATGCGATTGGAGAAACATCATGGGGTTAGCAGAAAGTCTGCGGCAAGGGCCAACAGACCCGTTTAGTTATCGTTGCCGCATTTGGACATTGAAACAAATGCTCGGCGAAGAAGACGCAATTGAGTTAGAAAAGGCGTTCGATCTTGTCCGCCAATACTCGTCAACAGACAGATTGGGTGGGCAGGTCAAGTACACGTTGGCATGGATTCAGCGTTCGTTGCGGGAGAATGGTTACAACCTCGGCAAAGATTCTTTGCGAACGCATTTGAATAAGGAGTGCCGTTGTGGGCTTGGCTGAGACGCTCAACAAGGATGTTCCGCTACCGCGTAAAGAAGTTCTTGGGCGTATCGCCGACCTACTTGACCGTCAAGGTATATCCGTTGACGAAATCGGACAGATCAACAGGCTGTCCATCTATCAGTCACTCACGAAAAATCAGGACGGTGAGGCCGAAGTTCACGACCTGCTTGGAGTCCAACTATCCCCTTCGTGGGAGAGTGGACCGGCTTGGTCAACGGTGTCTCAGGGACCGGTGGTAAAGGTCGGCTTGAAGTTGCCGAAGGCGGAGCCGAAACCGGATGGGTTTGAGACTGCGGTGATTCTGCCTGATATGCAGATCGGTTATTACCGTGATAGCGAAGGGGTGTTGCAACCGACGCATGATGAGGAAGCGTTGGCTGTCGCCCTGTCTGTGACGGCGGCGGCGAACCCGGATCATGTGGTGTTGGTTGGCGACAACCTTGATGCCCCGGAGTTCGGCAAGTACCGCCTGTCCCCGGCGTATGCGTTGACGACGCAGGCCAGTATTGATCGTGCTACGAAGTTGTGTTTCGAGTTGCGGGCGGTGGCACCGAACGCGAAGATCAGTTGGATCGCAGGGAACCATGAGGAGCGTATCTCCAATGCGACGTTGGACAATCTCAAAGCGGCGTATGGCATCAAGCGAGGTTTGGATCCTGCTTCTTACCCCGTTCTTTCTGTGCCGTTCCTGTTACGAATGGACGAAACACAGATTGATTACAAGGCGGGGTATCCGGCTGGTGCGGTCTGGATCAACGAGCGGTTGCGAGTCATTCACGGTGACAAAGTACGGAGCGGAGGTTCAACCGCTCACGCCTACCTCAACACTTCTAAAACGTCAGTCATCTACGGACACATTCACCGTCGCGAATGGGCCGAACGTAGCCGCGAAGATTTCGACGGACCCAAGACAATCCTGGCGGCGACACCTGGTTGCCTTGCGCGAGTTGATGGCGTTGTGCCGTCTACGAAAGGCGGACTCGACTTGGACGGGCGGCCCCTTCCGGTAGTGGAGGACTGGCAACAGGGGTTGGCTGTGGTCACCTACAAGCCTGGTGATGGCGAGTTCTGGTATGAGCAGATTCCGATCCATTCAGGCCGTGCCTGGTGGCGGGGTAAACTTTATTCGTGCCAGCCGAGTTCCTAGAATGTCCACGATGCGGAGCAGAATATGACCCACGAGAACGACACCGATGCGTCCGACGATCCGATGTGGAGCGACGGCGACGAAAAAATTTGGGACAAGAGCGATAGCACTTGGCCGCTGGTTGTTGTTCAATGGCGTGACGCTCATCAGGGTGGCAACGACGGGTCGTGGACTGAGGTTGAGGGCTACGAGCCTGAGGTGGTTATGCCGATTACGGTTGGCTGGCTGTGGCCTCAGGCGAAGTCTGGCTATTGCACGATTGTTTCGACTGTGATGAATACTGCTGACGAACCGGACTGGGTTGGCGACGTGAACCATATTCCGTGGGAGAACGTGGTGACGATGTATTCGTTGGCGATTCATTTGCCGGTGAACTGGCATCAAGAAGGATTGGCTTGACAGCACGGCGATAGTGCCGTAGTCTGAAACCTGTTAGCCCGGAAATACAAGAGAGAGAAAGGACGGCGTATGCCGAATCTCATTCCTAAATCAACTGACCGTATTACTTGGTTGCGTGGCCGTCACCGTTCCGACGATGGCGAACTCGTACTGACCGCTTCGGATGCGGCGGCTCTCCACGGTGAGCATCGGTACAAGACCCGCATCCAACTTTTCCAAGAGAAAAGCGCATCGGAACCTGTCGTCACCGAGGAATCCGAGGCGATGGAACGAGGCAACCGTTTGGAGCCGACGATCCGTCAATGGGCAGGCGACCGGCTGGACGAACGACTTGTCGAACCGCGCTATCTGTATCTGATTGAAGGTACGCCGTGCCTGTTGGCGACGATTGATGCGGTAGACGAACACTCGTACGAGAACCAGATCACCCCGCCTCGGCGTGTTGTGGAGATCAAGACGACTACGGACTATTGGAATGGCCGGTTGCCTCGCACCTGGTATTGGCAGGGTGTTCACCAGTCAATCTGTACCCTGTCGCCGGTCATCACGTGGGCGATCTTTGACGGCAACCAACAGTTACATATCTATGAACAGCACGTCTCTGATGAGGAACGTGCCGAGCATTGGGGTGCGGTCACCGACTTTCGGTTCTGGTGGTCGATTGGTGAACCGAACCCGGAGTGGCCTGCCTCGTATGAGGATGTGTCGTCGGTGTATCCCGAAGCATCGGATCGTGCCGCCGACCTATCCGACTATTCGCATCTGTTCACCGAGTTGGCAGACGTCCAGTTCCAGATCAAAGAACTGTCGTCTATCGAATCGGAGTTGAAAGGCAAGATCGCCAGTTTGCTTGGCGACGCAAATGTTGGTACGGTAAACGGTGCTACGGCGGTGACATGGAAGAACCAGTCACGGTCGTCGTTGGACACGAAAGGTTTGGCCGCCGATCATCCCGATCTGGTAGCCAAGTACACAAAGCAGAACAGTTACCGCGTGATGCGGGTGAAAGGAGACAAGTAATGTTTATCGGTACAAACGTGGTGGAGGCGACACGCCTTCGCGATGACGCAATCAAGCGTGGCTATGATGCCGCGAGCGCACGGTGGCAGAAGCATCTTGATGATGCGATCCGTTACACGGCCAGCATCCTTCCCGAGTTCACAACAGATGACATTTGGGATTATTTCGAGACAGCAGAGATCACCGTGCCGGACGAGACCCGTTCGTTGGGTGGTGCGATGAAGCGAGCACAGGCCGCCGGTTGGATTCGACCGACCGATAGGGTGATCAACTCGGAACGCCCTCGGTGTCATCGCCGCCCGGTGCGTGTATGGCAAAGCCGGATTGTGGAGGACTGAAATGACAGAGCAACTGAAAAAGATCCTGACCGACTATGCGGTTCCCGACCCAAAGATCGTCAGCAAACTTCCGAAGGGTGGCATCACCCTTGACTTCGTAGGCCATGCTGACATTACGCGCATCCTCATTGAGATCGATCCACATTGGAGCATCGAGCCTGTCGCGTTCGACGAGGCTGGGCTACCGGCCCGCACGAAGATCGGCAACATGATTCAGGCAGGGTTCTGGATGACTGTGCTGGGTCAGCGGCGTTACTGTGTCGGCTCGGTGGAGGAACGCAAGCAGGACATTGGCAAGGAGTTGGTGTCTGATGCCATTCGTAACGGGGCGATGCGGTTCGGTGTGGCATTGTCGCTGTGGACGAAAGCAGAATGGGAAGACCTCGGTGCTGTCCCCACTAAGCCTGCTGTGCGTCAAATCAAAGCGGTCACCGAAACCGTCGTGAACAAGCCAGTCGCAAAAGATGTGATCGAGAAGTTCATCAAAGCGTGTGCCGACAACAACCTCGACCACGACAAAGTGGCCGACCTAGCAGGCATCGATCTCAGCAAGTCTCTAACAACCAGCGACCTGACGAAACTTCGTGAGGCGTACAACGCATTGAAAGTAGAAGCATGAACACGATCACCGCTATTGGAAATGTGGGCCGCGACCCCGAACTTCGTTACACCGGGTCCGGTGTGCCGGTCTGCAAGGTTCCGTTGGCCGACACTCGTGGCAAGAAAGGCGAAGACCAGAAGACCATCTGGTATGACGTTGTAACGTTCAACGAGTTGGCTGAGGCTGTCGCCGAAGAGATCCGTAAGGGTGATCGGCTGGTCGTGATCGGTCGTCTTCAAATCGAGGATTACACGAAGAAGGACGGAACCCCTGCTAAGAGGGTTGAACTGATCGCCGATACGATTGCTGATGTGATTCGCGGATACAAGAAAGATGCGCCGCGCCCGGTTGTGGAAGATGACACGGAAGAACCCTTCTGAACTACCTCGTGTAGAATGGTGGTGTTCCACCTGTCGCATGACTTTGACCACGCACGTCCCGCTTGTCGGTGTGCCTTACCACAGTTGTAAGCCTCGTCGTAATGCGAGGTTCCCATTGGAGTTGAGACATGAGCAAGCAACGAGCGAAGGGAACGCTGTTTGAGACAGCGGTAGCAAACTTCCTGCGGGAGCATGGCTTCCCGTATGTCGAACGCCGTGCGTTGAACGGTCAGTACGACAAGGGTGATCTAACGGGCCTCGGTCCGATAGTTGTCGAGTGCAAGAATCATAAGACGCTTGCGTTGTCCGAGTGGATCGGCGAGACGGAGCAGGAGCGGGCCAACGCTGATGCCGAGTATGGGGTGTTGGTGGTCAAGCGGCGTGGCATTTGGGATCCAGGTCAGTCGTATGCCGTGATGCCGTTGGAGGCGATGGCTCGACTGCTGAAACAAGCAGGCTACTGAAAGGATGGAAATGGATCAAGACGTTTCGGAATTGCTTGGCGACTACTACCCGTATGGCGGGACAGGCCATCCTGGATTCCACGCATTTGCGACTCCTCAGAAAGCGTTAGTTCGTACTGCCGGTGGGAAAAGGCGTCATCGGATGATTCTTGGCTGGCATCATATTGACGGTTGGGGCATCGTTTATGTCGATGACTACGGCTGGCCCTTCTTGGCTGGCTATCACAGCAAGCGTCGTCATTTCATACGGTTCGTTTGACGAAAGGTTCTCACATGAAATGGTTTTCCGGTATCATGGTGTTCGTTGTCGTCTCCTGTTCGGGCGGTTCCCGTGTCGAGCCGACCCTGCCACCCCTAGTACCTGACACCCCGCCCCCGTCTAGCGTGGCTCAGACGGCCTCTGAGGGGGTAATCCGGCCAGATTTGGGGCAGGTAATCCCGACCACCCCGACGACGACAACTACCCTTCCGGCGACCAAGTGCGCCGAATGGTATCCGCTGTTCGTGGAGACCGGGTTCGACCCTGCCCTGTGGGAGTGGGCAAGCAAGGTGCTGTGGCGCGAATCGAGGTGCGGGCCGGGGGCATACAACGAACGGTCTCATGACATCGGACTGTGGCAAATCAACGCCGCCTCATGGTGCAAACCAAACAAATACAACCAGCATCCGGCCGGCTGGCTCGGCAACCTCGGAATCATCACCGAATGCGGCGACCTGTTTGATCCTGCCACCAACATGACAGCAGCCCTCGCCATGTATCAGTATTCTGAACAGAAGAACGGCCCCGGCATGGGGTGGTGGCCGTGGCGTAAAACATCACACTAAGAAAGAGAGAACCTGTGGGGAACTACAACCGATTCTTCGGCAAAGACTCATCGAATCTGCCGAACCAACCAACCTTGTTCGAGGTGCTACACGAAACCGAAGTGGTGATGGCTGATCTTGTTGCCGAGATGCAACAGTTGGAAACTGATCTTCGGTTTCTACAACTGATCATCAAGGAGTTCGGCCGTGACTGAACTGATTGTGCTTACTATCGGTATCGGTGTCGGCTATGTGGGTCGTTGCGTGTACGAAAGAATCGTCTTTCGTGACATTCACGAACGCCTGGAAACATTGGGTCGGCTGATCTACGAACGGCAAGAAACGCACGCCGCTGAAATCGTCCGTGTTGAACAGCAACGCGACTACTACAAGCAGATTGCGAACAGCCGTGGGTGAAATCATCTTCACGATCCTGCTCACCATCTACGGTGCAGCCATCACATTCGCCTTCTACCACGCCTTCAAACGATGACCTGGCAACAACAAGCAGCCTGCCGAGGCATGGCCCCCGAACTATTCTTCTCCGAGCGTGGTGACCACAAAACACTCATCACCGCTATGGAAGTCTGCAACGGCACACGAGACACACCAGCCTGCCCCATCAAACAACAATGCTTAGACCAAGCAAACTGGTACGCCAACAACGACCCCTACGGCGACAACCACGGTGTTTGGGGCGGCCTCACACCATCAGCACGACTCGAACTACGCCGCCAACACAGCAGGATTGAACGCAAGCGAACCAGGATTGTGCGCGAACCCGATCCGCAGCCCGAACCGAAGCAGGATTGCGCGCAACCGATAGGCGGGTGTGATGGTGTGGCGGTGTGCGGCACGTGTGACGGGGCGCGGTGGAACACTACGGCACGCGGATTCCTATTCCCGTGCCGGTGTGATGGCGGTCTAGTCGCCGTGTAGTAGGTGCTGTTCGACATGGCCAGCGTGTTCCGTAGCGATGTCGTCAGCCGGGGCGCGGGTGGCGAACCGCCACGCTCGATCTAGCGGCTGCCAATCGCGGCGAGGATCACCGGTCGGATCGTAGGGGCGAGCAAGATAGAGCGCGAACCGGCCGTGCCGGATCACGTAGTAGTAGCGGGGCGGGAATGGAATCGGCCGGCCCCGGACGAATAATCCGAGAACCGGCCGACACGCCGCCCACAAACGTAGGCGGTCTGCATTCATTCGATTTCGTCTAACCGTGTCTCAATCGCTGCCAATAGTTGCGCGTGAATGTCTACCGGCTGCCCGTCATCATTTGACCACACGCCGCTGTCCTTGTTGTAACGGTAGTCAGAATCGGCAGCCCATTCTTCGACCGTCTTGTAGCGGTAGTAGGCGAGGTAGCGGGTTACGTCCTCGTCGCTGATTAGGTAGCCGCCGATCCGGGTTACGTGTTCGCTAGTCATGCCGGCACCGCCGCGCAATCCTGGCATAGGCCATTCTCAACGCCGCCGCCCGTCACACCGCAATCGGTGCAGCGGTGCAGATTGTCAAATGTTTGATCCTCGCGGCCAACCGTCTCTCTCCAATCCGCGCAGGTCTCGCATACCGGGACACGCTTACGCGGATCGCCCATCACGTCCCACCGTACCGTTGCATACGGCACCGTATCGTTCACGTAGCCGACTATCTCGCGGGTGATCCCTGCAAGATTGCACGCGGCACACATCACGCCCGTAGGTAGGTGTGTTGCTGTATTCATTGATTCCCCCAATCGCAACGCTCGCAATAAATCCAATGGTACGGGGTGTCGTCGTCGCCGGTCTCCCAAACACACGCGAGACATGGCGCGCCCGGCCCGCGGTAATGCCACCGGGCGCGCAACGCCCGCACGAAATACATAACTGTTCTCATTCTGTTTCTCCGTTCTGTGTCCACCGTGGACACCGTGCCGCGCCGGGAATCGAACCCGGAGAACCGCCGAACCGGTCGCGGCTGCACACTACTTACGTACCGGCATGATCAAACCGCGATACGACACACCGTTAGTAGCGGTGCCGGTGATCATCGTTACTTTCGTAGCCGACATTCGCAGAATGTCTACCTCTGGCAGCGGCGCGTCTTTCGGCCGATCCGCATAGCCGCTAATCGTCGCGCACGAATCAAACAGACCCGCGAATAGTTCCGGGTTCACGCGCACCGAATCAGTAGCAGCCGGCCACACATCACCGGCCACGTCGAATAGTTTCCGGTAGTTAGGGAATGTCGTCACGTCAACCGGAACCGTCACGCTGCCAGAATCACCGGCCACCGTCACGTAGTTAGTAGCACCCGCCACGTGTGAGATTGAGAGCATGTCCGAACCCTTAGCCACATTCTTAGCGGCACGCGCTAGATCGACCGCGTACACCGTCACCGGATCAAACGTGGCACCGTCTAACACGACACTAGGCACCGTGACCGACAGCAGCCGGTACGAATCGGTGGCAGTAAGAATAATTCCGCGTGTATCCGGATCATGTTCCACATGAACGCCGGCCAACCGAACCATGTCCCGTGACGCGATGGCAGCCACCGCGCCAATAATCCCGGCCGCCTGTTTCGGTGGCACCGGGTGCTGCCCGCCGAACACGGCCAACCGTGTCCCGCTAATAGTTTCCGTGGTCATTACTGTTTCCATTCTTCCGCTGTTGTAGGCCGCGGATACGCCTAGCCCGGTGCCACGATTCGAACGTGGTACGCCGCCAACCGGCCACCGGTGAACGCCGTTAGTCTCCCGCGTAATCCCAAGACGCGCCGTAATACAACCGCGCCGAATCGTATTCGTCTCGCGTGATCACACCAGCGTCAAACGCCGACCGATACCACGATGACGCCGCCGAATAACGGTACGAATCAACCGCGTTTGCACGCGCCCATTCACGCGCCCGCCGATCAATCTTCGCAACGTTCGAATCTCTAATCATCATTCACCCCCGTTCCGAATCAACACAAACCGGACAGAAACAGTCTGGCCGGCACCGATCAAACCGGCCCGCGCCGCATAACCCGCACGGCCGGAACCGCGAGACCTGCCACCGGTACACCGCCACGATAGCGAGCAGACCTAACGGAACCAGAATCCACCACGTGCCGCCGCTGTCGCTACATGTCATGCCCGGTAGTTCACATTCGGCCGGAAGATTCGCCGCCATCATCGAACCATCACCGCCGCGAACGGTTCACGCCGCGCATTAGATTCGCGCCGTTCGGCTGCCACCAATCGCGCCGCGTCGCGCCGCGTGTACCCGTAGAACGTGCGCGTGACAATGTAGGCGTCATTCGGCCACCACGTCGCCTGCAACGCGCCGCTATGTGGGATAACCCGCCATGACACGCCGGCCGCGTGCCACTCTCGTCGCGCGGTCATGCTGCACCAACCACGGCCGCGTTCTCATGCAACAAACCGCGAGCAGCAGCAGCATCGCCCGCCCAACGATCAAACAAACCGAACCGTTCGAACAACACCGCCCAAACCGCCGAACGATCCGCGCCACTATCAGCCGCCGCCGCCGCCATCATCTCACTAGCGGTCTCAACAGAAACGCGAAGATGCTTAGCGAGATTCGGAACATCGGCCCCGTGATACTGAGATTCACCCGCAAAGTAGGACGCATTAGCGGCCGCGTGCATAGGCACACCACGATCATCGGATAGGTGAACCGCCACTAGCGGCTGCACATTCGGAAACAGCGCAAGAATCTCGCCATGCATCGCGCCACCCGCTAGGAACCGATCACCGCCGCCGATCCGCCGCATAACGTCGGCCGTAATAGAGAAATACGGCCGCGCATTACCGTCCCGATGCACTAAATCAGCGTTCACATCGAACCGAACCGGCCAAACACGGCCACTACCGGACACGTGCCACGGCCGGCCCAAACTATCCAACGTCACTATGCGCGTGAACCGCCGCGCCGCGAGAACCCTAGTCATGTCATGTTTCCGTTCTTCGGCTGTTGTAGGCCGCCGATACGCCTAGCACGTGGCCGCGGGATCGAACCGCGACAGACCGCCAACCGGCCACCACGTCACCAACACTAACCGCGGAACCAGCGCACGCGGCTCTCACCCGCGCACATCTCGCCGGTGCCACCGGTAGGCACCATCTCGCCGCCACGATCTAGCGCGTATTCCATCACAAACACGCGATACGCCGACGACGCGCCCACCAACACGTCACGCGCCCAACCCTGCACCACGTCACGCGGAAACACGCCGGCGGTCTCCTGAATCACCACGTCATCAGGATCAGCCGCGCAAAGCATGATGGCCGAATAGAACCTCTGGCCGCGCGCGCTCACGACCGACCCGCCGAACCAATCAACACGCGACACGCCGCGCACACGTGACCCGGCCTACCGATGTGCGGCACAACCGGAACCGGAACCAACACGCGAGACAACCGGTAGCAGTAGTCACAACCGGAAACAGTCGGCTTAAACGGAACACCCGCCCGAACGCTCATGACCAGCCACCCGCCACGAAATACTCGGTATGACCAAACGCCGCCGACCCATAGAACCGACGAACCAAACCCGCCACGTCGAACAAGTGAACCGAACCGCCACCCACGTATTCGGAACGAATCACCCGACGATCACGATCCGAAACCGCCAACCGAATCTCGCGGCCACCATCATCGACGAAACCCAATTCGGTCACGGAATCTTCCGGATACCAATCAAACAAACGCGCCGAACCGCGCACAATCACCCAATCGGGGAAACCAATCCCCTGTCGGGTTTCTGAATAACTAGCCATCTCTCATCTCTCCGTTCCCCGGTAACCACTACCGGTAACCCTGAAACTACCAACCAACCGCCACCACGTCAACAACCAAACCAGCGAGCTTTACGCCGGCCAAGATCACCCGCCACCATCAACGCGGCCAAACCGAAACCGCCGCGAGGCGCGGAACCGCCACGAAGATCACCCAACCCAACAGCCAACAGATCACCCGGCCGATAGGCGCGGATCACGCGACGAACACAACAGCCGCCGGGTTTCGTGCAGGGTTTACTGCACACCGGGGCCGGTTTCGGCTCGCCGATAATACCCATTATGTCAGTTTCGGCTGTTTCCCCTGGTCAGAGGATCGGCCGGCAGCGTGTCGAACCGCTAACCGGGGGTGTGCCGACGCGCCCGGCACGGGAGATAGGTATTATCGAGTAGCGAGATGTGTGGTTTTGTTGCGGTCGTGTTTGGGGGGTTGGGGGTGTGTTTGGTGCGTGTGTTTCGTGGGGTGGGTTTGGTGCTGCATCGGAGGGGAGAGAGAGTTCTAAATGCCCACCCCTCTCGTTGCCACTTTGAGAGTCCCGACCGTTGTTTTGTGACGCGGTTCACGTCGAGTGTTGTGTTGGTGCTTGCGCTTGCCTGCTCCCTCGCTGACTGTCTGAGCCGTTCGGGGGGTCTATGCGGGGGACATGGAGGGTCTACCCACGTTTCCGTGTGTGAGGCCCGCACCTTGCAAGGGGTGTACGCCAACCAGAGTTCTTCTGCGGTTGTGGTTCTAGTTTAGCAGGACGAGTTTGCCTTTGGTTGTGATCCTGTGGAGACGATTGTTGGCTTCTTGGCCGTAAGCGATGAGGCATGACGGCGCGTTTGCTGTGCCTCCTTGTTGGCCGGTTACGTGGTGGAATCGAAGTCGTCCTTGTAGGAATAGGATGCTGGTTGCTTTGTTCCAGACTTCCTGATGAAATCCTTTGGTTTCGGTTCTGGCGAAAATAAGGGCGATTCCTCCGGCTGGGTGTTTGGCGAGTTTGTTGAGCCATTTGAATGTTTCGCGTCCGTAGGGTGGGTTGCACCAGATCAGGTGGTTTGTAGGCCAGTCGGTGTTGAGTCCGTTGTCGTTGATGGTGAGGTGGTTTTGGGCTGTTGGCCAGGGCCGATTGATTGGTGAGCATGGGTCTAGATCGAATGGGCCGAGGGTGTCGGTGATCCAGGGGGGGGTCAGCCATTCGTCTTTGGTTGTTTCTGTGATGTTTGTGTTGAAGTTGCTGCTCATTTTTGGTTCCGGTATTTCATGCGGACGGTTCGGTTGTATGCGAGTACGGCGTCGGTGAACTGTTCGGTGGCTTGGAAGTTGTTGTGGCGTGAGAGGTCGAGGAGGGCTTGGGCGAGTAGGTGGGATGTTTGTTCCCAGCGTTTGGAGTCTTGGCGGGCTTTGATGATTGCGTCGAGCATTTGGTCGAAGTTGTCGTTATTGGCCACGTGATGCCCATTCCCAGTAGTCGCGTTCTTTGTAGGTGTCGCGTAGTCGTGTTTGTAGTTCGGTGATTTCGGTTCGGAGTCGTTCGATTTCATCGGCAGCCTGCCCCACGAGGTCGTACAGGTCGCACTTCAGGCGTTTATGGCACTGCTCGCAGTCGCAGTCACTGAAACCAGAGCAAGTGCAGCCGTCAAACTCTGCCCGTAGTCGGTTTACAATGTCGTCAGCCATGGCTCTGCTCCAAGTCTGAAACGCGGTCTTCCAGTTCAGAAATACGTTGCCGCAGTTTGTCTACTTCCGCCACCGAGTCTTGTAGGCGTTCAATCTCGTTGGCGGCTTCGTCAAAGATTAGTGGCGTCGGGATCATGCGATTAGACCAGCCGCGCAGTCGGGTAACGATGTCGTCAGTCACCACGCAACCCCGTCCAAGCGTCTAGCGCATCATCCCAATGTCCAGTACGGATGCCTTGGGCTAGGGCATCTCCTGCTTCCCGTAGTCGTTCAATCTCGTCGGCGGCTTGCTTCTTCAACTTATCCATATGCTCATACTTACGCAGTAGTCCAAGGACATCTAGGTCGTCACTCACGACGCACCGCCTTCCTTGTGTTCAAACACCTCATACTCCTCGGGTACAGACTTCTCTTCCTCTTTGAGTCGGTAGATGTCGGTCAGTCGCCGTGCGGTATGTAGAACATCACGCACAGACTCAGCAATGTGGTCGGCGGCTTGAAGGTCAAACCGTGCTTCCTTCAGACGCTGGTTCTCGGCTCGTAGCCGTTCAATCTCGGCACGCAACGCAACCAGCAAAGCGGCATGGTCTAAATCATTCAATGCTTTTGTGCCGTGTTTTTCAATGAACGCGAGTTCGAACTGCAGTTGTTTCAGAATGTCGTCAGTCATTTTGGTTTCCTTTGGTGAGTTTGTGGGCTTCGTATCCGCAGGCGGCATATCCGGCAAGGTCGATCCATGAGTCTTGTTTGTCGGGTTGCCATGCGATGCGGGACAGTTTGAGTAGGGCCATGAGTGCGGCGACGTCGTGTGGGTGGATGGGGTGGTTGAGGTATGCGGTCCACATTCGGGCGGTGCGGGTGAAGTCTTGGGTGGGTTCGCCGTATTGGTTGTTGCGATCACCGTTGATCAACTGTTCTGCTTGGCGGAGCAGGTCGGTGCGATGGTTCATGGGCGGCAGATGCAGGGTCGGGCGTATTCGTAGCCTTTGTCGTCGTATTCGGTGATCCAGCCGTTGTTGCAGTCTCCGCAGGGTTCCCACCTGGGGATTTCTATTTCAGGCTCCTGGTGGTCAGGATTATGGGCAGGATCTTGGTCATCGTGCCAGCGTTCCTGGTTCAGCCAGGTGGCGGGGTGGGCGGTGTATTCCACGTCTTTGCCTTTCCTTTCGATGGCATACAAACTGCAAGCGTTGAGAATAAGGTCGAGGGCCGTCTTTTTGCGGTGTTTGCGGAACGCTTTGAGGGCGGCCCCTTTGCCTACCTTGCGTGGGTAGATCTTCCAGAACTCTGCGAACCCATCATCGACAGATGATGAAGATAGTGATGGTTCTTTCTTACGGTTCTTTACTGATGGTTCTGTGCGGAACTCCACTTCCGCTGGGCCAGCGGAACTCGGCTTCTCCTGGCCCAGAGGAACTCCATTACCGCTGGAACTCAGGTTCAACTGGTACAGGTAGGTGGAATACTTGTGATCGTCGCGGCAACGGCGGGTTGTTCCGAGTAGACCTGCCTCGATCAACCGTTGCACATGATTAGAAACTTGCCGTTTCCCCATGCCGCATTTCTGGCCGATCCGTTCCATACCAGGCCAACATTGTCCGTCGTCGTTCGCGTGGTCTGCGAGAGCGAGTAACACAAGTTTTTCGCCTGATGATGTGGTTGCCTGTTCCCAGGCCCACGCCATAACTTTGATGCTCATTTTCTTTTACTTTCTCTGCTGGTATTACTGGTTCTCTCTCGTTGGCAATCATAGCAGGTGATAGACTGGTGGCGTAGCGTTGCTCTGCTTGGTTCTCTCTCTCCCGGCTCATGCGCTACATCTACCCCCACACGGGGCGGCCTCAGTCGGTCGAGCAAACGCTCCCGGCTGGGGCCGCTTCCGTTTATCATTGATAGGTGAAACCACCAGTCATCTACCGCTACACACCGTACGGTAAGGTGCGTTACACGCTTCACGATCAACCAGGACGATTTGAGTACACGTTTCTTGACCAACCTAGACAACCTGTTGTTGTATCGTGCAACATTTGGGAAGCGTTGAAACAGGTATCCGATGACAGGTAACGAAAACTCTGGTCGCCGCGATGTCCCCACCGAGGACAAAGTACGGTTCTGGGAAGCCCGCGCAGCCGGCATCTCGATCAAAGAAGCCTGCAAGATCGCTGGTATCCACTACAACACCGGTCAGAAGTGGGATGCGAAACGCCGCAAACTAGAAGTCGAGCAGAAGGTTGCCGATTTCGCAGTCAAAACTGCGGTGTACAAGGTGAACCGTGGTGCGAAAAACCTGGACGAGTTGCGTTCCGACCTGGATCAAGCCGCCGATCTACCTCCGGTGATCCCGTATGCGCGTCTTTCGGAACGTGCGAAACGCGGATGGGACGACTTCGACTACTTTCGGCGTGTTTATTTGGGGCGTGTCCCGTCGCCGTGGCAGGTCGAAGCCGCCTACAAGATCGCCCAATACCTCGAATCAGAAGAAAAAGAGTTCCTTGTCCTGAACTGTCCCCCCGGTGCAGGCAAATCCACCCTGTTCCACGATGTTGCGGTGTGGTGTATCGTCCGAAACCGTGGCATCCGCGTCTTGTACGGGTCAATCTCGCAGACGTTGGCGAAGATGTACAGCCGCCGTATCCGCGAAACGCTCGAACGGCCCACCCGTTTGATCGTTGACCCCGAACTGGTACGGAAAGGGTTGGCGGTGGACGCCGAAGGGTGCCTCGCGCAGGACTACGGCCGGTTCAAACCGACTGCCTCCGGCTCTCTGTGGCGGGCTGAGGAGTTCATCGTCGAGCAAGAGGGGTTCCGTGCGTTGGACAACAAGGAACCTACCGTGTCGGCGTACGGTATTGACTCCGAGTTCATCGGCCACCGCGCCGACCTCTGCTTGTTTGACGACGTGGCTTCGCCTGAGAACGCGAAAGAGTCGGTGGCCCGTGACCGCCTGTTGGAACGGTGGGATTCGATGGCCGAAGCCCGCTGCGATCCAGGCGGTTTGGTGGCGGTGATCGGCCAGAGGCTCGGCCCCGGCGACCTGTACGCCCATTGTCTGAACAAAGTCACCTACGACGACATTGACGACTTCGAAGGTTCAGGCGACGATGCCACCGTTGAAGAACACCTGCATGACCCGGTAAAGAAACAGAAGTACCATCACATCACGTTCAAGGCGTACTACGAGGAACTGGATACCGGCCCGAAGTCTCGCCGCAAAGATTCCCCGGCATGGCCGAACGGCCCGCTGCTTGATCCGGTGCGTCTCCCCTGGAAAGACCTGTCGTTCATCCGACACAACCAACCCACCAAGTTTCGGGTTGTCTACCAGCAGGAGAACATTGATACCGACTACCAGTTGGTTGAACGCACCATGCTCACAGGCGGTTTAGGGAACGATGGGGTTCTGTACGAAGGGTGCATTGATCGGGATCGTCAACCGGGGAATCTGCGCCGCGACCTCGCCCAACCGTGGGTGTCGATCATTTCTGTTGATCCGTCCCCCAGCAACTTTTGGGGTGTGATCTGGACAGTTGTGCAACCTGACCTGGGGTTGTATCACGTCGTTGATTTGGAACGCATCAAACTGACAGCCGAAGATTTGTTGGGATACGACCTGTCCACCGGCCGCTACCACGGCATTTTGGAAGATTGGGTGGCCCGATCCGAAGATTTGGGGTATCCGGTTTCCCACATTGTTGTTGAGGTGAACGCCGCCCAACGATTCCTGTTGGCCCACGACTTCGTGCGCCGCTGGTCAGCCCTCCGACAAGTGCTGATCGTTCCCCATCAGACGCATCGCAACAAGATTGACGAGAACCTGGGTGTGGAAGCGTTGATCCCCCCGGCTGTCCGATCAGGTTCAATCCGTCTACCAACGCTGACAGCCAACTGGAAAACACTCGCCCTCATCGATGAACTCACCACCTGGACGAAAGATAAGAAGCGTGGCACCGACCTGACGATGAGTTTATGGTTCATGTTGCTTCACGCCCCGAAACTTGCTGAACCCAAACTGCCACCCCGAATGTGGCGTCCTTCCTTCCTAGCAGGGTAAATCATGTATCCTGGTAGCAAGTCTGCCCACCAGGAGTGTCTGTGCGAACTATCGAAGAAATCGTAGGTATCTACCGGCACCGGCGTCGGGAGCAAGGCCCAGTCCTTGATCAGATGCAGCGCGTCAAAGAGTTGGCTAACTCTGACGTGATCATCCCGTTGAACGAACTGGACAGAAACGCCAGGTCATCGGTAGCAAACCTGCTGGTACAAGGCTTGGATCAGACATCAATGCGGGTGGCATCCACGATGCCTTCACCGTTCTTCCCGGCAATCAAGGAAGGTTCCGAACGCTCAAAAGAGTTGGCTGGCCTCCGCAAGAAGGCGATGCTGTCCATTTGGGATCAGAACCGAATGAACATGAAGTTGCGTCGCCGCGCCCGCCACCTGCTCGCCTACTCGTCCAGTCCGGTTGTCATCAAACCCGACTTCAAGAACCTGGTTCCGCGTTGGCACGTCCGAAACCCGTTGGACACCTACCCGTGTCCGTCAGACGATCCGGACGATCCGGTTCCCTACGACTGCATCTTCACCTACCGTAAACCGTATTCGTGGCTAGCGATGAACTATGGCGGCCTGATCGACGGTCGTTTGCGGCTCGGCAAAGTTGAACACGACACCATGTTCACCCTGCTTGAATACATCGACGCAAACGAAATCGTTCTGCTCGTGATGGGTGCCGAGGACGATCCGATGCTCACCCCGTTTGAACGAATGGGAGCCGAAGCAATCGAGTTGGAACGCCTCGTGAATCGTGCCGGCCGCCCACTCGTTATCGTCCCCAACCGCATCACCCTGGACCGACCGCACGGCCAGTTCGACGGGTTGCTCGGTATGTACTACACGCGAGCCAGGTTGCAGGCTCTCACCGAAATCGCCATTGAACGTGGCATCTTCCCCGACGAATACCTGGTTGCTCGCCCTGGTGAGAACCCGGAGATCATCCAGTTGGCGAACGGCAAGGAAGGTTTGCTTGGCGTGGTAAAGGGTGGCGATCTTCGCACCCAACAGGTGAACCCTGGTTACAAGACTGAGCAGGCGTTGGATCGTCTTGAACGGCAGGAACGATTGGAAGGTGCGATCCCCGCCGAGTTCGGTGGCGAATCCGCAACGAACATTCGTACCGGTCGCCGTGGCGAATCCGTTTTGGCGGCCACCGTAGACTTCCGTGTGCAGGAAGCACAGGAAGTGTTCGCAGCATCCATGCTCGAAGAAGATAAGGTGGCGATTGCGGTGGAGAAGGCGTATTGGGGCGACAGCCCCAAGATGTTCTTCATGTCTGGCCGCGCATCGGATGGCAAGGTGGATTACACGCCGAACAAGGTGTGGGAAACCGACTTCCACTATGTCGCATACTCGGCTGCTGGTACCGATGTGAACAACCTGATTATTGGGTTGGGTCAGCGTGTCGGCACCGGTTTGATGTCGAAAGAGTCAGCCCGCGAAGCGGATCCGCTCATTTCTGATCCTGACATGGAACATGATCGCATCGTGTCCGAAGGTGTCGAGGCGGCGTTGTTGTCGTCTATTCAGCAGCAGGCCGCGAACCCTGATGGCCCGTATCAGCCCGCTGATCTTGCTTTGCTGGTCAAGAAGGTGATGGTTGAGAACAAGAGCCTGTTTGATGCGGTGAAGGAAGTTGATGAGGTGGCTCGTGAACGTCAGGCTGCTGAGGTTCCGCAGGGTTCACCGATGGGTATGCCTGGTTTGGCGATGCCTGGTATGGGGGCTGAGGCTCCGATGACCGGCCCACCTGGTGGCGGTATTGAAGCGTTGCTAGCCCAGTTGGGAGGCTGACATGACCGACTACTCGAATCGTTCCGATCTTCGTAACCCTGCTACACGTCAAGTTGCGTTTACGGGACAAACCTACGGAACTGCTACTCAGCAGGCGCAGGCTCAGCAGGCTGTCGCTCCTGGCACCGCACCTGGGACTGTGGCTGCACAGCAGATGGCTGCACAGCAGGCTCCTGCTCCGCGCCCTGGCGCAAAACCGTTGAGCCGGCCAACTGAACGACCTGCTGAACCGATCACCGCAGGCGCAGATTTCGGTGCCGGCCCCAACTCTGCCCAGGCAGGAATCATGCCACGCATTGTTCCGGTTGATGAAACTTTGGAACAGTTGCGAGTGTTGTATCAGATGTTTCCTAATCCTGATTTGGCTGACATGATTTCTAAGTACACGGAATCCCAGTACCAATGAGTTTGGATTTCACACCCGAAGAAGAAGATCAGATGTACCGCGAGTTTGCGGAGGCTGACCAAAGGGCGTTGCGTTTCCGTGCCTCAGCGTCGCCACAGTTGGCTTCAACTGTCGGCCAGTTGTACGCAAACAATCGGGATGCGAATCCTGGTGTTTTGCTCCCTGCGGCGCAGGCTGTTACCGCTGGCCGCATGACACCTGAGCAGGCAGCGAAACTGTTGGCTGACACACAGCAACGCGAACTTGAAGCGTCTAAACAGGAGAAGAAGAAGAAGTCGTGGTGGGAACGCAACGTCGCGTCAAAAGTTCGTACTGCTTCACGGTGGACGATGGCAACATTGAACTTTGTGCCGCAGACGGTGACTGGTGCTGCCGCGCAACTGTTTGATACAAACGACGATGTAAACGGTTGGTTCATTTCAACCGACCTCGGAACCTTGATCGCTAACGATGAAGTCGCTGGCGACGGATACTTCTTGGGTGGACGTGCCGCACAGTTGCAGGCTGAACGCGCCCGCCGTTATCGAGGCGAGATTGACGGTAAAGCATGGACTATCGGACGTGGTTTCGCGTCGGTGATCAGTCAGCCTGGTTCCCGCGAATACAACATCCTGTCCGGATTGGTTGATGCTGTTTCGGCGGTCGCTATCCCCGCTGTTCCTGGTTTCCAGGCCGCGAAGGCTGGTGTTGCTGCGGCGGGGGCGCGAGCCGGAGAAGTTGCTGGTGTCGGACTGTTCACGAAGTCGGCGGCCGGTTTGCTTGACGCTGAACGTGCGGCCATTGATCCGAAAAAAGTTCGTGCGTGGATTGATTCCCGCGGTGGGGCGCAGGCTGTCCAGAAGGTCGCTGATGTCAAAACTATTGACGAAGCGATGCAAATGTTCCCGAAGGTTCAAGACGCAAAGTTCTGGCTAGATGTCATTGACGCCGACGACGCTGGCAAAGCCCGCACACTTCTTCTAGACAACCTCGGTTACGGTGTAGATGAGTTTGATTTAGGCGACCGTAACTTCGTTGCCCGTATCGCTGGTAAGAGTTCACGTGTAGCGAAACTTATGGCATCCGTCCCAGGTGAACACGTCGTGTTGCAGGGTGGTAACGCACGCGATGTCGCGCAGTCCGTCAAGAATGTAGACAACTATCTGCGTCTTTACGGGAAAGAAATTGCAACAGAAACAGAAACGGCAGATCAAGTTAGAAACGGGATAGTGACACGTTTTGCTCGCGCTTTGACCACTAACAACGGTGACGTGTATTCCACGATGGAAGAAATCGACACGATCACCAAACTTGTTCTGAAAGCGCAGGGCGTCCCCGACGAAGCGATCACGACCCTTCTTGCTAAAACAAAGGAATACCGCCAACTTTCCGTTTATGGATCATTGGATGAGTTTGGGCAGCCAACCAGTTTCGGCGCGAAAGTTGTTCTTCCAGACGGTCGAGTAATGTTCGCTCCAACTTCAACGGCTGGGACACAATCAGAAATGCTGAACCAGATCACGGCCGTTCTCCCCGACCCACGTCGAGTTCGCCGCATGGTTGGCGATCTTGGATGGGTGATGGGCAAAGGCAAAAAACTGTCTAACCCAGAAAACTATCGGGAACTTCGGATGCCGGCATCGGCGTTGGAGTTCTATCAGAATGAACTGTGGCGACCGTTGACTCTGATGACCCCCGGTTATGTGCTTCGCAACATGACCGACTCGGCGTTCCGACTGTCGTTCACACCAGGTTTGAAGGGTGGCATTTACCACCCGATTCAATGGATTATGATGGCGCAACACAAACGGTTTCGCGGCACTTTGACCGGCGAAATGTTTGATGATGCTGAAAGTATTGCACGTGGCGGGATGCAGGAATACTCTCTCGCCACCAATCAAACGATGCGTGAAGCGATGGATTCAATCAATCTTGAATACCGTGGCGTCAAAGATCGCGTCTGGGCGGCTGTAACACGAGCCGATAGTTCACGGTACAGAAAAGGTTTGCAAGACGAGATTTCTTTGTTGCATGACGACCCCGTAATGCAAATGGTTGCACGTGGCGACATGACATCCGAAGAAATAGTGCGTGTTCTGAAAACCGAAGCGTGGGGCAAGGAATACGTTGAGAAGTTGCAGAACCGTTGGCGCAATAAAGAAATGGTGGATACCACTTCGGGTCAACGGGATGTTGTGACTGCCGACATGACAAACGATACGAACCTATTGAGTTATGTCAATGACTATGCGACCGCCCGTGTTCATCATGTTGCGCGTGGCAATGAAGTATTGCGTCGGGCAATCGCTGATGGCAAGGTTGTTCTCGATGACGGTACAGAGTTATCTATTTTCAAGACGACGCCGAAGGGCGCGAGGTATGACTATTCAGACGAGTGGACTCGTGCTGCGGAACGTGTGATCGCTGATCCGAATGTTGAGTTGTCGCCGTGGTTCAAGGTTGGTATCGAAACAACACCAGGAGATTTGACGCCGAGTGGACGCCAGCGAAATAATGTGTTCAAGGGTTGGGATAAGGTTGTAGACCGTTTCTTTGGGTCGCAGTATCCCAAGCGGTCGGCTTATTTGATGCAAAGCCCGGTGTTCCGGCAGTATTACTACCAGAAAGTAAGCAACCTGGTAGACGAACTGAACGAAAACGGGCTGACGATGGTTCGTGATTCGTTGCAGAAAGCCGCCAAAGCAGAAGGCAAACAACTAACAGATCGCTGGCTGGCGCAGTATGTTGGCGATTCAGGTTTGGCTAAACGCATCACGGAAAAACTGAAAAACCCTGCCTCCGCAACAGGAAAACTAGAACTGTCTGAACTCGATGCCTATGCCAAAGGTTTCGCACTTGACTCCACCAAAGAACTGTTCTACAACGCAGCCGAAAAATCCAACTTTGCAGACATCCTCCGCGTCGTAGTGCCGTTCGGTTCCGCATGGGCAGAAGTGATCTCGTCGTGGACAAAAATCGCTGCGTCTAACCCCGAAGCATTGAAGCGTCTCGGCGTCTCAGTCGAAGGTCTACGCGACGCCGATCCCGATAACGACGGGCGAGGCTTCTTCTGGAAAGACCCGCAAACCGGCGAATACGTATTCAACTATCCGTTCTCCAAGCAACTCGGCCCCCTCACATCGTATTTCGGTGGAATTGGTGCGTTGGGTGGTGCAGCCGTATTTGGTGCTGGTGGAGCGTTGGCTGGTGGTGCCGCTGGTTTGGCGGCTGGCGGTGTCGCACAATCAATGTTTGGTGTTCCTGGTGTTGAACTTCAAGCACCAGCCCGCACACTCAACATGGGTTTGAACATTGTGCCGGGTCTTGGCCCGCTAGCACAGATCGCAGCGTCACGCATCCTCGGCAAACTCCCTGCCGCCGACGATGTACGTCGGTTCCTCACCCCCTACGGCGAACCAGAACTAACTGTTATTCCATCGTGGATGCAGAAAGTTCAAGACGCCGTTCAAAGCCCAGAATCCAATCGAATGTTGGGCGACATGAAGATTGAGACAATGCGTGTCCTCGCCATGACCGGCGAATACGACCTGTCTAACGAAGCCGACAAGCAACGCCTTGAAGATGACGCCGATAGTCGCGCCCGCACCCTACTCATGTTGCGTGCGCTCGGCCAGTTCGTCGGCCCCACCCGCCCATCCGTCGAGTTCAAAGTAGAAACCTACGCCGGCGACGTTTACGGATCAGAACTATCCAAAGCGTTCCGTGACTTCCAATCAGCCAACTACGACACCGCCGTAGAAACATTCATGCAGGTTTTCGGCGATGACGCTTTCTTGTACATGGCAGGAAAGACGCGATCAACCGTTGGCGGTCTTGACGCTTCCAAAGAGTTCGGCAACTTTGAACGAGACAACCGTAGCCTATTTGCCCGATACAAGGATGTGGCCGGATACTTCGCTCCGACCGGCTCAAACTTTGACTACCAGGTGTATCTCCGTCAGTTGGCGACCGGCCAACGTGAGAAACTGAAACCGTCCGAACTGGTTGAAGAAGCACAAGCATTAGTAGGTCGCTCGATCTACCGCAACGTGGTTCGCATGGCAGGGCCGTACCCCACGACAGAACAACGCGACTATCTGCGTATGGTACGTCAAGATTTGCAGCAACGGTTCCCCGGTTACGCCTATCAGCCGATGGTGTTCAACCGTCTAGAAAGCCAGATCACACAGATTCTTGCGGCAGTCGGTGACGACATTCTGGACGGTAACCCTGTTGCCGAAGCCACCCGTATCTACATGGATGCTCGTGACCAAGCGTTACAAGAAGCGTTGAACCGTGGGTTCAGGTCGTTGGGCGGGAAGCAGGTTGCTGATCTGCGTGCATGGTTGCGGAACGTCGCAGATGGGATCATTGTGTCGTACCCGCAGTTTGAACGTATTTATGATCGAGTGTTGTTCAACGAAATCGACTTGGATACAGGTGAGTGACTATGAGTAACAATCAGAATCAGGGTGGCGTTTCTCCGTCTGCTGGCTACGCGGGCGGTATGCCTACTGGTGGGCAGACTGGTCGTACACCTCGACAGCCACCTCCGCGTTTCATTACTGGCGCATCGCCTGGTGGTGGTGGCGGTCAGGGCTACTACACGGGAACAGGACTTGTTGGCCGCAATAACACGGTTGCTCTCCCTGAGCCGTACCCCGAAGATGAACAGTTCTTCCGAAACGTGTATTCGTCAATGTCGCCTCAGGACAAAGCGCGAACCTTTGACATTCTGCGCCGCAAAGGTTTCTACACCGGTTCGTCTAACTTTGAAAACGATTTGCAGGCAATCGGAAACTGGATTGCGTTCTCAAATGATCAGGGCGTTACACGTGACCGCGCCTTGTTTGACATGGATCGGTTCATCCCTGATCGTGAAGGTACCGGTGGCGGTGTCCGTCGTTACCGTGTCTCAAACCCCGACGACATCAAGAACGCCGTAAACAAGGCTGCATTGGACACCATCGGTCGAGCGTTCACCGAACAGGAACTCGCATTGGTTGTTCCCGGTTTCCAGCAAGCCGAGTTGAAGTCGCAACAGGCGTATTATGGTGGCGGTGTTTCTGCTGAGGCTCCGTCTACGCAGGCGTTCGGTCAGGCTGCCGCGCAGTTTCTTGCGCCGACCGAAGCCAATGGCTTCAAGTTCATGCGGATTATGAACCGTATCTTCAACGCCACCGGAGGAATGTGATGGCATCAGTAAAGCGCACACCAGCGACGAATGAACGCCTACAAGAACTTCGCCGCCGCCGCGATGCGATCCTGGCTGTTACACCAGTTCGTAATCAGTACACGTTTGAGGGAACTAAATACACCAAGCGTGGCTACGACGAACTGTTGAAGAAGGTCGAAGCCGACATCGCACAGGTTGAAAAAGAACTTAGCCCAACTGTCTTTGAAACGACACAAGCCGAAGCAAAGTCAAAACGCGAGATTACCCAAGAAACACAAAAAGTTCGTTTGGATTACAACAGCGTTCAGGCGCGGCGCAAAGACATTGAGAAAGCGATTTCTCGCGCTACTACCGTTGAAGAACAAACTAATCTTCAAGCGTGGCTTGCGCTGTTCAACGAAAATGAACTTCGTCTGAAAACAGCCTTAGACCAGTACGAGTCTGGGCGTCGCCCACAAAATGTTCCACAGCCAATCCAACTGGTTGCTGTTGAGCAGATGAAAAAATCTACTCCTATCGGGCCTACTGCACCTGAGCCTGGGGCAGTTCCACAACCTACTGTTGTTCCCGGCCAGGTTGCTCAGACCGGCCCCGTTCCAGTCGGTCAACGCGAACAGATGGCACCAACAGTTCCGACAACCACAAGTCGGATGCCCACATTGGACGAAGTAAACAAGCAGCGCATCGCACAAGGTTTGCGGGCGTTGGTCGTTCGGAACGGTCGAGTTGTTGATCCGACAACCGGTCAAGAAGTACCCAATGTGTCGGCACCTCCGGCTGGACAGCAGCCGGGTACACCTCCTATGGTTCCTGCTGGCGGTGCCGGTGGGCAGGCTGTTGGAGGCACACCCGCCGGTACCGTCCCCCCTGCCGCAGGCACACAACTCGTTGGGTCAAACGGACAGGTCGCATTGATCCCCCCGTCATGGGAAGAAGCCGCCCGCCTTGAAGCCGGCGCATGGTGGGACATCTTCAAAGACAACGAAGAAATGCGAAAGTTTATTGCCGATTGGATGGCACGGCCGATGGTGCCGGGTGCCGATCCGTTTGGTGAAGCGTTTGATCTTGCGTTGCGAAAGACGAACTGGTGGAAAAGTACAGACAAAAATGTACGTCAATGGACAGAACTTGAAGCATCTGATCCAGCAACCGCAAAGTCAACTCTTGAAGGGATTATCAAAAATCTAAAAAAACTAGCGTTGGATCGCGGCCTGTCCACCGACGAAGGCTTGCTACGTAAAGCAGGTCTTGACATCGCTAAGTTTGGGTTCAGCCCTGATGTCGCACTCAACAACCTGGCGTCGGGAATGTTGCAGACATCTACTGGTGCTTCTGAACTGCGTCAGGGTTTCTACGGTCAGAGTGTCCGTCAACTGGCTAACAAGTACGGCATTTCTATGTCCGATTCTGCAATTACGAATAATGCTGGGCAGGTTGCGACGGGTCAGCAGACATTGGCTTCGTTGGAAGCGCAGTTCCGTGAACAGGCGAAGGTCATGTATCCGTCGTTGGCTGGTGGCCTTGATCGAGGGTTGTCGTTTCAGGACATGGCTTCGCCGTATGCCCGTTATGCGTCAAGCATTTTGGAGATTCCTGAGGAACAGATTGATTTCACCGATCCGAAGTGGTCGGCTGCGTTCAATACGCGGGACGATAAGGGCAATCTGTCTCAGATGTCGTTTAGTGAGTGGGCTGACTATTTGAGGAAAGACCCACAGTTCGGTTGGGAGTACACAGATAATGCAAAGTCGCAGGTGTATGACATCGCGTTGCAGATTGGTCGTATGTTCGGGAGGGCAGGCTGATGTCTAACTTCGGTGAAATCATTGATGCAGGAAAGTTCGGCACGTGGGTGGCTGCTCCTGGTGGTGGCTATTTGCCGGTGTTTCAAACTCAACTTGGCACCTATGTTCAAACAGGGACTAACCAGTTTGAGTTTTACAACCCAACATCTACGGCTGCCCCTGCTGCTGGCGGCACCGCTGGTGGGACAACGGGAGAGGAAACAACCCAATGCCCCCCAGGTCAGGAATACGATCCGGAAACAAAAGCCTGTGTTCCTGCCGGAACAATTGCGGCACGACAGGCTGAACGTGATCGTTCTGCTCGACAGCAAGAAATGCTTACCCAGCAACAGAAGTTGTTGGAACAGCAAAAACTGTTCAGCGAACAGCAGAAAGCGGCTGCCCTCCAAGAGAAGAAAGAATCGGCTCGCGGAATCCTCGCAGCAATGCTCAAAGACTTCGGCCTGGACTCGCTGACCGGCATGGTGTATGGCCTCATTGAAGGTGGCCTCACCAACACAGCCGAGTTAGTCACCCAGATTCGCGGCACTAAGGAATACGCCCAACGATTCCCAGGAGTAGATGTACGCCGCAAAGCAGGGTTCAACGCACTAAGCGAATCCGAATACATCGGTCTAGAACGATCATACCGTCAGGTGCTTCGAGCAGCCGGCCTACCCACCGACTTCTACAACGACGCCACCGACTTCGGAGCATTGATCGGAGGCGACGTTTCCGTAGCCGAACTATCGTCTCGAATCAACGAGGGTTACCAGGCGGTCGCCCAAGCATCACCCACCGTTATGTCAGAAATCCGACGCCTGTACCCAACCATCGGCGATCAAGACCTGGCCGCCTATTTCCTTGATCCGCAACGCGCTACCCCGATTCTGCTTCGTCAGGCACGAGCCGCCCAGATTGGGGCCGCAGCGCAGGAACAGGCCCAACGGGAACTGACTGCCGCCCAAGCCGAAACACTTGCGGTTGCCGGCGTCACCCAGGAACAGGCTCGCGCTGGGTTCCAAACGATTGCCGCCGCCGAAGAACTGTTCGTCCCGCTGCCCGGCACCACCGAGCAAGCGATCACGCAAGAGGAACAGATGGCTGGCGTATTCGGGACATCGGCTGCCGCACAGCAGAGGCTTCGCCAACGGTCACGGGAACGTGCCGCCGCGTTCGAGGCAGGCGGTAGGTTCGCCGGCCAGGGAACCACCGTCACCGGCCTCCAATAATCCTTTGCTACCAGCAAACGTCTGATACACTCAATAGCGATCCCAATAGGGAGGAACCCCCGCAACGGGGAGCAAGCAGCAACCGCACCTGCCTCCGGGTTCGGTTTGGGCAAAGGAGTGTACATAGTGGACAACGACGTTGAGTTCGATGAAACTCAGGATTCTGGTCGCAACCCTCTGCGCGAGAGGATGAAGCAACTGGAAGCCGAAAACGCAGCGTTGAAAGCGAAGGCAGAGGAAGCCTCAGCCGCAGCCCGCAAGTTGGCTTTCGTGGAAGCAGGGATTGATCCCAGCCTCCCGGTCGCCAAATACTTTATGAAGGGTTACGACGGGGAACTTTCAGCCGAAGCGATCAGACAGGCTGCAATCGAGGCTCAAATCATCCAAGATCAGAAGGCCGCACAGGTCGCCCAGGAAGCCGCAGCATGGAGTCGCACGACTCAGGCGGCAGCAGGGAACCAGACCGGTGAAGCCCCTGTTGATCTGGTGACACGCATCAGCCAAGCCAAAACGCAGGCTGAGGTGGAAATGTTGTTGGCCGAAGCACGACAAGCCCAAACCTCCCTCTAACCGCTTCGGTTCGGGGGACAAACCTTCACTAAGGAGTGAACCCCAATGGCATACACACAGCAATCTTCTGTTGATGTCGATCAGGTAGCATTTGACCGGATCGCGTATTTCGCGCTCCGTTCGGAACTTCTGTTCGACCAGGCTGCCGACGTGCAGCCCACCGCCCAGGCGATGCCGGGAAGCGGTGTGACCTTCACGATCTTCAACGATCTGTCGGCTGCTACCGGAACCCTGTCGGAAACGACTGACGTGACCGCTGTTGCTCTCAGCGACAGCCAGGTGACCGTCACCCTCAACGAGTACGGCAACGCCGTGATCACCACCGCCAAGTTGCGTGGCACCTCGTTCCTCGACGTGGACAGCGTTGCTGCAAACGTCGTCGGTTACAACGCTGGTGACTCCATCGACCAGGTGGTTCGTGACGTTCTCGCTGGTGGCGACAACGTGATCTACGCCGGTGGTGGAAGCACCACCCCGTCGAGCCGCACCACCGTCCAGGCCGAGGACATCATCGAAGCGAACGACGTTCGCAAGGTGACCGCCCAGTTGCGTAAGGCGAACGCCGCCACGTTCAACGGCCTGTACATGGGCTTCATCCACCCTGACGTGTCCTACGACCTCCGCAAGGAGA